GGTCAAGGCAGAACAGATGCAACAACAACAACAAACAAACGAATTGATGCAAGCGGCCCAAGGGGTGAGTATGGCCGGTCCCGGCATCAAGGCACTAGCGGAGGCAAATGAAAAAACAGAGGGAGTGGGAGCCGAAGTTTGATGAAGAGGACCGCAAAAAAGTAGCGGTCAATTATTTTCATTGTTTCAATACTGAATCCGGTCTGGAGGTATTAAAGGATTTGGAAGAGATGTACCAGGGAAAATCCAGTGTAGTAGCCAATGATCCTTATGGGACTTATTTCCAGGAGGGTTGTCGGTTTGTTTATTTACTGATCAAGGAAACGGTCAAACTTGGTGAAGAACTAAAATCAAAAGGAGAATAATTTATGGCAACTGAAACGCAAGAGCCGGTAACCGACACCTCGAGCGAATCTGAAGCAGCGCCGCTGGAAGCACCAGCCACATGGATTGATGATGTTCCGGAGGATTACCGGGAAGAAAAATCGTTAAGCAAATATCAATCGGTCGGTGACCTGGCAAAAGGCCATGTACACCTTTCCCGGATGATGGGGAACTCGGTCAAGATCCCCGGCGAAGAGTCAACCGATGAAGAGCGTAACGATTTTTATACCAAGCTGGGGCGCCCGGAAACGGCGGACAAGTATGAGTATGCACGCCCGGATATGCCGGAAGGAATGTCATACGATGAAGATTCAGAAAAAGCATTCAAACAACTGGCGCATGACCAGGGCATCACGCAAACACAATTAGGATCCATCCTGGATTTTTATAATAAGTTTGCCCTGGATTCCCAAATTGACCAGAAATTGCACATGGATGAAGCCTATTTTAAAGGCGAGGCGGCACTGCAAAAAGAATGGGGAATGAAGGGGTACGATCGTAACGTGGCGATCGCACAACGGGCCATGAAAGAATTTGGTGGTCCGGAGCTCGAGAAATTATTAACCACGGATCCCCGTGGTTCCCATCCGGCGCTGATCAAAGCGTTTTACCAGATGGGATTAAAAAGCCAAGAGGCTCGGCCATTGGATTCCGAACATGATTCCAGTTTTCTTGATGTTGGCTCGGCGTTGAAGGAAATTGAAAATTTCAACAAGCCCGGACATAAACATTATAAAGCGTACTGGGACAAGAACGATCCCAAGCATGCCGAGGCTATTGCTTTCCGGGATCGCCTGTTTGATATGGCTTACCCGGAGGAATAAATGGAAAGCAATATTACATGCGGCGAGTGTAAAAATTTTGGTAAGAAACGAATCGTATTATCGAGAAAGGAAAATCCATTTCGCCTCGGAAGGTTAAGAGGCAAGAAATTTGATTATTGTTTGCATTACGATCAACCAGCCAGGAGCGAAGATTTTTACGGGTTATGCGAGGTAGCAATTCGTAAGCCGGTAGAGATCGAAGATCCCGGCATCACAACTACGGACCCGGTAACGGATCCTCCGCTAGTTGCATAGCAGTACCCCGGATACCCCGTAAGGGCCCAACCGTTGTATCCGAGAGCCCGATGGTCGGTTACCTCTCTATATTATTAATCCTCATTGAGAGGTAAATGAAATGAGCACTGAAGTCAACAAGGCTTTTGTCAACAAGTATCGCTCCAATTTCATTCACCTTGCCCAGCAAAAAGGTTCGCGTTTGCGAAACTTTGTGCGAGTGAATGAGGGTGTAGTAGGTAAGGCAGATCATTTTGACCGCTTGGGTAGTACATCGGCGCAAAAAATGACAAGTCGGCATGCAGACACGCCGCTTATTTCTACACCCCACTCCAGGCGAAAAGTTGTGATGGAAGATTACAACTGGGCGGATCAAAAAATAGGTCCCTTTACATGGCAACATGTATCGAACAACTCCGTGAACTCAGGGAACCTCTTAACGGGTTATGCCGTAGACAATCCTGAGCCGAGCCTACTAATGGTAGGAAGGTGCAACGATCATCCCGGAAGGGAGTACATCACAAGCGTGATGGAAGCGCGGAGCAACCTTAATGGTTGATGATATGATCTGGTCTTTATGGAAACATAAAGCAGTGGGAAACCACGGATAAGGTTTTGCGAACCTTGTTGAACATATACGCTAGTGGACAAGGCAGATCAGATAAAAATGTTATCTGATCCCAAGTCCGAATATATGACCGCTGGAGTTTGGGCAATGGGTAGAACAATTGATGACTTGATTTTGGCCGCGATGACAGGAAACGCTACCAGCGTATCCTCGACCGATGCCGCGTCAGACGTAGCTCTACCTTCCGCGCAGAAAATAGTTCACGGGTTATTGCAATGGCCCCTTTACATGGTGACATGTATCGAAAAATTTTGTGAATTCATGGAACGCCTTATCGGGAAACCGAAGGTAATCATGAGCCAAGCCCACTAAGGTGGGAAGGTGCAACGACCATCCCGAAAGGGAGTACACCGCGAGTGCGGTGGAAGCGCAAAACAACCCAATGGGTTGATGATATGGTCTGGTCTTTATGGAAACATAAAGCTGGGATAATCCCGGGCAAGGAATAACAAACCTTGTTGAACATAAACGCGGCTGGAATGACTATGGCAAAACTACGAACTGCAAGGAAAATATTACGGGAGGCAGACATTGATCCCGATGAAGAACTTTATCTCGCCATCAGCGGAGATAAAATGGATGATCTGTTTTCTGAATCAGGAACTCCGATCATCAATTTTGATTACAACGACAAGAAACCGATGGTTACCGGAAGCATAGGTGCCTTTTTCGGTTTTAATTTTATTCACACAGAGCGACTCAATAACGATTCGGATGGTAACCAGCAAGTGTTGGCATGGGCCAAGTCTGGAGTGGGACTTTCTATCGGGCAAAATATCGAGACTAAGATCTCGGAACGGCCAGATAAAAATTACTCATTTCAAACTTATGCCCAGATGTCACTGGGATCCGTAAGAATACAAGATAATCACGTTATTGAAATTGCTTGCCAATAAGGGAGGTGTACGATGGCTACATATTATAGTACTGAATACACCACTCACCGTGATGGTCCGGACAAGAATGATCCGACAACCAGCAACGGCGTTGTGTATGAATATGCACGATTTACAGGGCAAGCACTTTCAAGCTCTGACACGGTTGAATTGATGAAGATCCCAGCCGGGGTCCGTATTTTACCGCAATCTTTCATTATCGTTTCTGACCTAGAATCGTCAGCAACGGTTAACGTTGGATACGCGGCTCATACGGCACTCACCGATGGGTCTGCCGTGGCAGTCGATGTTGATGCTTTCTGTAGTGCGATTGCGGCCGATTCCGCAAGGACGGTCACGCACTTTCATGAGAGCGGAACGCATGACACGGGCTACGTCACAACCGGGGAAATGATTTTGACCCTTGGTTTAGGCGCTGGCACATCAGTTTCCGCTGATACCTTTGACATGCATATTATGTATTGCAAAGGCTAACGCATAATTCTGTTTGTGATCGGGCCTTTCGGGGCCCGGTTGCATCAGGGTTACATATTAACCAAACCAAGATCGGGCAATCTACGGCATCTGAGGGAGTCCCGGATTTGGGATTAAGGACCAATTATGCCTTCAAAAGTTGATATTTGTAATGAGGCTCTTAATTTACTCGGCGCTAATACGATCAGTTCGTTGACCGAGAGTTCGACCACGGCCGTTTTATGCAATCGCATTTACGATACCGAGGTGGATTTTCTGCTCCGGCAACATAACTGGAACGCGGCGGTACAGGAGGCGAATCTCGCGGCTGTTACCGGCACACCGATTGTTGGCTGGCTCTATAAATTTTTAATGCCGACTGACCCTTACTGTTTACGGGTGCTCAATGTTTATGACACCTCGGACGATGACCAGAATTTTCAATGTCGCGGCCGCCACATTTATTGCGATACCTCGGCGGTTGATATTATTTACATCGGGCGCATCACTGATCCGAGCGAATTTGATTCAATGATGATGAAAACCTTGGTGGACCTTTTGGCTTACCGGCTGGCGTTCCCGGTGACCCGAAGTAAGGAAACTACGGAAACCATGTTTGCGGCGTACCGCAATACCATGGCCGATGCCATGGCCGTGGATTCGCAAGAAGGCACACCGGAGGAATTAAAGAGTGATCACTTACTTGATGCGAGATTGCGTTAATGGCGAAAGTTTTTCCGGTACAAACAAATTTTACAGCCGGGGAATTTTCTCCCAGGTTGTTGGGAAGGGTTGACGTTGCTAAATACAACAACGCTCTAAAGACCCTCGAGAATGCCTATGTTCTGCCGCATGGCGGGTTGAAGCGCCGTGGTGGATCCCATTTTATCGCCCAGGCAAAAGTCACGGCATCCGGATCCGAGATGATGCCGAACGGCACCTTTGCCTCGGACATTGCCGGCTGGACTAACAAATCTGTTGGCACGGGTTCAATCGCACACTCAACCAATTTAATGAATATTGTTTCTTCCAACGCTTCAAATTACGGTTGGGCGGAAGAACAGATTACCACGGTAAAAGGTCAGCGTTACGTTTTAGGATTTGTTATCGGGACCGGTGCTATCAGTCTGCAAATCGGGAACAGTAGCGGCGGTGAGCAAGTGTACACCTCAACCGAGTTTGCGGTCGGTACACATACGATGGAATTTACAGCGCAAAGCACCGATACATACATGGGCTGGAAACATACGACTGGTGCAACTCATACCCTTGACACGGTTACTCTTAAAACAGGGGATTTTGACAAAAAAGTTCGTGTCTTTCAATTCGAATTTTCAACCACTCAAGCTTATATTTTGGAGTTTGGCAATCTTTACGTTCGCATCTATAAAGATAATGGACAAATAAGATCAGGCGGTAAACCGGTCGAATTGACCACACCTTACACCGAAGCGGATCTGTACGATTTAAAATTTTGTCAGTCGGCTGACACACTTTATGTTGCTGGAAGAAATTACGCCCCCCGGAAAATAACACGCTCAAGTCATACCGCATGGACCTTAACCACAATTTCTTTCTCCGGAGCTCCGGCAAGTTTTGCCGGATCCGCTGATGAATACCCGGCGTGTGTCACTTTCTTTGAAGAACGATTATATTGGGCTGGATCCAATGATAACCCACAAACTATTTGGGCATCAAAATCAGGTGACTTTGAAAACATGGCCGTAGGATCAGGGGCCGCCGATGATGCAATCGAGTTTGCCCTGGCCGCAAGCCAGGTGAATGTCATTCAATGGCTGATCGGATCATCTGCCGGGTTGATTGTTGGAACCGTTGGAGGTGAATTTAAACTAACGGGCGGAACAGCCCCGGTGACTCCGACCAATGTCCAGGTAATACCGGAAACAAGATACGGATCCAATAACGTGACCCCAATCGAAGCCGGTCGCGCTGTTTTGTATATCCAGCGTGCCGGAACCAAGTTAAGGGAGCTCGCGTTTAATTTGGACGTTGATGGCCTAGTTGCTCCTGACATGACAATTTTATCAGAACATATTAGTGCCGGTGGCATTGTTGATATGGCCTACCAACAAGAACCCGATACCCTGGTTTGGCTGGTGCGTGCCGATGGGACCTTGATTAATGTGACTTATGAACGTGATCAGAATGTTGTTGCATGGGCACGCCATCCGGTCGGTGGATATTTTGGTAACGCTACTATCACGGTTACGGATTACGCCAATATCGCGGTCGGCACCACTTTGATTTTTACCAAATCCGATGGGACCACGGTGACTTTTACTTCCGAGGCTTCTGGCGGTACTGCACC